TGGCGCAGAATCCTGTTCACTTACAAGGGTTTGGACCTCTTACGTGTCACGGAAGAAGAGTCTCCGGGTGACCCTGGTTTGGGTCAGTTGTGGGTGGAAAGCTCAGATGGTTACGGCCGTTATTACGCCAATATTGGTGACTTGACTGATTTGAAGTCTGCCACCATTGGTCGTCACATTACAGGGTTGATTTTCAAGGGTACCGAAGGTGCAGATTACACTTCCAACTTCTCTGCCAAGACGGATTCGGAACGTGTCAAGATCCTGTACGATAAGACGGTTACCATACGCAGTGGGAACGACAGGGGTGTTATCAAGACCTATCGCAGATGGCATGGTTTTAATAAGACATTGATCTATGACGAGGATGAGGTTGGCGACGAAACAGCCAATCGCTTGTTGTCATCCCAGAGTCCTAGGAGCATGGGGGATGTTTACGTCATAGATTTCTTTTCACCGGGGTTGGGTGGTACAGCAGATGATGAACTTAGATTGTTGCCTACAGGGACTCTCTATTGGCATGAAAGATAGGTTCTTCGGCAGATACATAGAAAAAATCACAATTTCCCTCCATCCATTCAACATCTTCCGGTGATAACTCGCAGCGTGGGTCGGAGTTAGACAGCCATATTGCTGGCCTCCCCCACTTAATCAGGACTGGCTCCCTGTATAGCTGCTTGACCATGAAATTGGACTGGCATCCAAGCCAATCCTTGAATCCCGGGAAGAATTTGATTCCTCCACGAATGTCATCGAAGACCGCGTACTGAGCATCTCGGAGTCCAGCCATCGCAGCTCCGCCAGAGAATAATCCACCAAAGAAGATGTGGTTACCGAGGGATCTAGCCAGGGTTGTCTTGCCCGTACGTGTGGGTCCCCATATGACCACGGATCTGCCTCGGCCTAATGATGCTTAGTCAGCAAAAACGCGCTTGCTCCAATGTGTCAGGCTGACGACGGGGGGGTGTGGTACGAGGCCCCCGGCCGAGGCCCCCGGAACGAAGTGTAGGGAGGATCCCCCCCTGAGGAAGCTAATACGTACCAGGTTGTCCATTGCTCCCTTGACGAAGCTCGTTGCACCACTGCTCAAGTCCAGGATATGGCGACAGGTCGAATCGAATATCTCCGAAAGTTGGTCCCTCGTATGCAGCAATAGGCTCTGCATACCTCCAGTCAGCATACTTGACGAGACTTGGGAAAGACTTGGCGAGATCAGCAGGTGCCAACTCTCTAACAAGTTCAAAAAACTGTTCTCGAGAGACTGCATCCATAATTTGGTCCCAGATTTGATCCTTTCGCAGAAGACTATCGCCGGATCCTCCTGGGCGTTCGAGCCCTCCTGCCACAATGTCTCCATCCTTCGTTGCATAATCCCAGCCAAGATGTGGAGTTCCCCGTGACGGCACAATATTAGGGTGGAAAGAGTCGACATCGGCAAAGTCATGGCGTCTGAAGCGTTTGCGTCTTCCCCAATCTGCAAACACATGAAGGTGAGTACCGCCATCAGCATGTGCCTCTCGGGCGATGATGCACTCTGCTCCAATTTCAGAGAATTTGTCAAGAACATGCCAAGGATCGAGCCCTGCGCATTGTGAGTAAGTAAAGAGGCCATATCTGCAATGAAAGTCGAATGTCATGTGATAAGTCACCAAGAGGAACTGGAGGAAACTAATATTATACCTCCAGTGACGGTGACAACCGCTCACTATAAATACAAGAGCGCATCCCCTTTGTGCGAGTGCGGAGCTTGGAACAAGCCGTAGGGAACTCCAGCACGAGGAGGGGTAAGCGACAATGTCAAAAAAACCTGTTTTCAGACCACGACGTGGCAACGGCCGATTCGTCAAACGTAAAGCCCGACCTGCCGCCAGGTCGAGGCGTCGACCAATGAAGCGAGGCAGTATGTCTCGCAAACGAATCCTCAACATCACATCCCGGAAGAAGCAGGACAACATGAGGTCTTGGAGTGGTACGCCTTTCTTGGCGGGCTCCGCAGGCCCAATCGTTATGCAAGGCGACGATTCCTACATGTTTGGCTTCGTATGCACGGCCCGCGACAAGGATCTTGGCACAGGCCCAGCACCAATAGAGATGGATCCCTCCCGAACAGCGACGCGATGTTACATGCGAGGTTTCAAGGAAAGGATCGATTTGTTCACGGGTTCAGCCCATCCCTGGATCTGGCGCAGAATCCTGTTCACTTACAAGGGTTTGGACCTCTTACGTGTCACGGAAGAAGAGTCTCCGGGTGACCCTGGTTTGGGTCAGTTGTGGGTGGAAAGCTCAGATGGTTACGGCCGTT